AGGCCGGCGCGCTTGGCCTGGAGCCGCTGGCCGCCGTGTGGCGCGATGACCCGGCAATCAAGGGGGCGAAGGTGTCGGTCGGCCAGGTGCTCGAGGATGGCCTTGCACGCTGCCGATGACCCTGCTGGGCCTGTGCGAATTGTTGACGCGTTGGCAAAACGCCATCCCTCATATACTGTATGGCCATACAGTATTTGCGTATGGAGTTCGCGCATGTTGTCGAGTCAGAAGGAAGTCCGTCAGCTGGTCCCAGAAGTGCAGCAGGAGGTGGTTGCGCTGACCCAGACTGAACGGATGCTGTTGCGCTGGTACCGCCAGTGCTCCCCCGAAGACCGCGCGCATGTGGTGCGCTTCGTCTCTGCGTTGGCCGAGACCGGCCAGAAACACTAAAGGCGCCGCTCGGCGCCTTTTTCACATGCACATCGGCGCGTCGTCGCGCCCTTCCCACTCCTCGTCCACCAGCTCCCAGGTCGATAGCGGCCGCCGATACGGCACCGGCTCGGCCGTGGGTTCGCTCAGGCGTTCGCTTGCTGCATCCGCTTCCATTCCCGCTCCACGGCGCGCTGGGCGCTGCTCTTTTCGGCGTACAGGTGCAGCAGCCGTTTGGGGCTGGCCTGGTCGCCTTCGGTGAGTTTCTTCTGCTCGCCGGTTTTCTCGTCGCGGTACCAGGCGAGCACGCCGGTGTAGTTGCCGGCCTCGGCCAGGTCGGCGATGTCGTCGGCGTCCGGCAGTTTGGATTCCAGCTCGAGCGAGGTGGTGTAGCTGTCCGGCGTGAATGAGTGCCGCACGTTGGCGCCGAGCCAGACCACGGCGTCGATGTCGGCCTTCACGCCGGTCAGGCTGTAGGTGAGTTCGGGGATCAGCTCCGGTCGGCCGCGGGCCAGGGTGTAGCTGAGCGTGGCGGTACCGCGCTGCAGGCGGGACCACTCGGCGCGGGCGGCGCGCAGGGCGGCTTCCTGGTCGGTGAAGGTGTGGCGCAAGTCCTTGAGGTTGTCGCCGCCGCCGGCGATGGCCTCCTTCTTCTCGGCGCTGTTGAGCTCGTAGTAATAGGCGCGCACGCCGGAGTAGCTGTCCCGGTCTGCCTGCAGGTAGCGGTGGTTGTCGCCGTCGGCGCGGGTGAGCGTGATGTGCGGCAGCGCGGCGCCGCTGGCGGTGACGCTCTTGCCGGCCGGCATGAATAGCAGGCGCCCGGCCTTGATGCTGGCGATGGCGTCGAACTGCTGGCCGAGGCGGCTGAGCAGGTTGGCGTCGGATTCATTGGCCTGGTCCACCTGGGCGAGCTGGATGACCGACAGCGCGGCGCTGATCACGGGGCTCAGGCCGTAGGCGGCGGCCACGGTCTGGACGATGGCGCCGAGCGTCTGCCCGCTCCAGCTGCGTTCCTTCTTGGCCTTGAGCCCCTCGCGCAGGTCCGCGCTGCGGGCGCGGATGTTGAGCACGTCCGGCGCGCCACTGTGTTCGACCTCGTCCACGGTGTAGCTGCCCTTGTCCACCAGGCCGGTGTCGTGCCAGCCGAGCCAGAGGCGCACCACGGCGCCGCGCGGGGGGATGGCCAGCAGGCCGTCGTGGTCGCTGAGGCTGATGCTGAGCTGGTCGGCCTCCATGCCGCGGTTGTCGGTCAGCTCGATGCTGATGAGGCGCTGCTCGATGGCGCTGGTGATGTCCTGCCCGTTGACTACCACGCGGCAGATCGGCTGCGGGTAGGCGGTGGCGTCGCGGTACTGGTCCGCCGCCTGCTGGGCGTAGCCCTTGGCCTGGTCGAGCAGGCCCTTGCCCTGGCTGAGCAGTTCCTCGATCACAGCAGCCTCCGCAGGAGGTTGCCGCCGGCGGCGATGGCGCTGCCGAGCAGATCCACCCGGCCATCGTCGATTCGTTTGAGCGAGAGGGTGAACTCGATGCGGCGCGCCTGGCCGTCGCGGAAGAACAGCGTGCGCGTCTCGCTCAGGCTCTCGATGACCCAGGTACCGTAGATTTTCCCGGTGCCCTCCACCAGCGGCCAGGCCTTGCCGGTGTCGGCCATGGTGCGCAGGGCGTCCAGGCTCAGCTGGCTGCCGGCCAGCGCGGGCAGCAGCACGCCCGGCAGGGTGATGCTGTCATCACCGCGCCCCAGGTACTGGCGCGCCGGGTTGGTGCCGATGCGGCTGGTGGAGCCGTGGCGCCATTCCGTCTGGCGCTGGAACTCCTGGTAGGCCAGGGTCTCCAGCGAAAAGACGAACATGCCAAGGGCCATCATCATGGTCCATTACTCCTGGTAATCAGTCCTGGTCGAATAGGGATGAGCGGGCACGGGCGCCCTTCTCGCGCTCGATGCGCTCCAGCTCGGCGCGCACCATGCGCGCGATCGCGGCAGGGTCCATGCCGGGCGCGGCGGTGATGTTGACGTTGTAGGTGTTGCCACCTGCGCCTGCTGCGGCAGCCGGCGCGCGCGCCGCCAGCGGTGGGCGCGAGTCGAGCGGTACATCGGCGGCCAACGCGGTAGAGGCGCCCGACTCCATGCCGGCGAGCGCGGCGAACGGGTTACCGGCGCTGGCCAGCGCGCTGCCGCCGGCATCGGCCAGGCCCTGGCCCACGCCTTCCATCGCCGCGAAGGGGTTGCCCTGCCCCTGCTCGAGGCCCACCGCGAGGCCGTCCATGGTGTGGCCACCGAGCTCGGCGAACACCCGCGACGGCGAGTGGATGCCGAGCAGGTTCTTGAAGGTGCCGATGACGCTCTCGGCCGCACCGCCAATCGCCGCGGTGAGGTTGGGGAACATGCTGGTGAAGCCGTTGATGAGCCCCTGCACCAGGTTGCCGCCGAACTCGCTGAATTTGCTCGGTAGTTCGACGCCGAACCAACTCATCACGCCGGCAAACGCACGGTAGAGAAAGCCCAGCGGGCTGAAATTCAGCAGCAGCGCGCCGATGCCGGCCAGCCCACCGGCCACGCCCTGCTTGATCTCAGCCCAGAGGCCAAGGAAGAACGGGGCGACGCGGCTCCAGTTGGCGTAGATCAACGTGGCGCCGAGGGCCAGCGCGCCGATCAGCGCACCCACGGGGTTGGCCATGGCCGCGGTGGCGACCAAGCGCAGCCCGGTGGCGACCAGCGGCAGCGCGGTTTTGCCCAGGTTGAACAGTGTGGTGGCCAGGCCGCCGCCCTTGATGCCGAGCAGCGTCATGCCGTAGCGCAGCACGGCGAACGGCCCGAGCATGCTGGCGATCGCCAGGGTGAGCCCGCCCATGCCAGCCATGAGAATGCCGATGCCCGCGGCGGTCTTGACGATGTTGGCGGCCAGCTTGGGGTTCTCGGCGATCCAGCCCTTCACCCCGCCGATGATGCCGGTGATGGTCTGGGTGATCTCGCGCATGGGGCCGTTCTGCTGCTCCTGCAGCTGGATGCCCAGGTCCTCCCAGGCGCTGCCCATGGCCGAGAGGTCGCCGCGCAGGTTGTCGGCCATGGTCTTGGCCGTGGCGCTGGCCTCGCCCTCAGTGTTTTTGAGGGTGCTGACGAACTCCTGCAGCGCACCGCTGCCGGCCTGCTTGACCAGCACCTGCAGGCCTGCGACCGCTTCCTCGCCGGCGATGCCCTTGAGCAGGCCGGCGCGCTCGGCGTCGCCCATGTTCTTGGTTTTCTCGTAGATCTCCTGCAGCACGGTGGGCATATCGCGCAGGTTGCCCTGGGCGTCCACGGCGCTGATGCCGAGCGTATTCAGGGCGTCCGCTGCAGCCTTCGGTGGCGCGCTCAGGCGGTTGAGGATGGCGCGCAGCGCGGTACCGCCCATGCTGCCCTGGATACCGGCGTCACCCAGCTTGCCAGCCATGGCGGCGACGGTCTCGATGTCCTGCCCTACCGATGCGGCCACGGGCGCGGCGTACTTCATCGTTTCGCCGAGCATCTGCAGGTTGGTGTTGGAGCGGGTGAAGGTGCCGACCAGGACGTCCCCCAGGCGCCCGGTTTCGCTCGCCTGCAGGTTGAAGCCGGTGAGGATGTTGGAGGCGATGTCCGCCGTTTCAGCCAGGCCACTGTCGCCCGCCTTGGCGAGATCCAGCATGCCGGGCATGGCCGCCTGGATGGATTCGGCCTTGAAGCCGGCCATGGCCAGGAAGCCCTGGGCTTCTGCCGCCTGCCCTGCGGTGAATTGGGTGCTGGCACCGAGCTGGCGGGCCTGCTCGCGCAGCGCGGCCATTTCCTCGGACGCGCCATCGAGGCGGGTCAGCGCCTGCACCTTGCTCATGGCCGCGTCGAACTCCAGCCCGGGCGCCATCAGCTGCGCGCCGGCGTAGAGCATGCCGCTGCCGGTGGCCAACCCGCCGGCGCCGCTGGCGGCCATGCTGCCGGCCAGCTGCTGGGTGCGGTCGTAGTCGGCTTTGGCCTGGCCGAGGCGCTTCTGCTGGGCGGTGAGCTGCTTGAGGCGCTGCTCCTGCTGGCCTAGCGTCTGGTTGGTGCGCTCGACACGCTGGCGCAGCTCGCGCTCATGATCGGAGAGATTGCGGGTGCTGATGCCCGCCTCGCCGAGCTTGCCGCGCAGGCCCTGCAGCTCGCGCTGCTGCTCGTTGTGTTTCTGCTTGAGGGCGTGGCCCTGGCGGACCGCGCTCTGGAATTCACGCGTCAGCGCCTTGGTCGGCGTTTCGGCGGCAGCCATTTCGCGGGACAGCGCCTTCACGCGCTCGCGGTTGGCTTGCATGGCGCTGCCGGTTTGGTCGGCCTCGCGCTTGAGGTTGCGGAATGAACTGACGTCCTTCTGCAGGGCCTGCAGGCCCTTGAGTTCGCCGCGGGTGCTCCTGAGCTCACGCCCCAGGGTGGTCGCGCCGCTGGCAATGGTGCGCAGCGGGCGGGTGGCGTTGTCCAGCGCCTGGAGGTTGACCTTGAGGTTCAGATCACGCGCCATGCGTGCGCTCCCATCGTTCGATGGCGCGCTCGCGCCAGTCCATCAGTTCATGCAGGGGCATGGCGTTCATCTGCTCCGGCCCCCAGTGGAACACCAGGGCGATGTCCGCCATCACGTCATCTACGCGGCGGGGGATTCCGCCGTGCTGCCCGTCTTCTGCAAAAAACCGGCGATGGCATCCGCGCAGCCCAGCAGATCGGCCACGTCCAGGGCCGCCACCTCCTGCTCGGTGAGTGTCGGCTGACTGATGCGCGGCACCAGGCGGATGGTGGCGTTGACGTCGCCGTTGATCAGGTCCGCCAGCTTGAGGCCGCGCAGCTCGCCGGCAGCCGGCTTGCGCAGGGTGATTTCGGTGATGCTGTTCTCGCCGCGCTTGATGGGCTGCTCGAGGACGATGGGATCGCTGGTCTTGCTCATGGGTGTGCTCCTTGGGGTTGGGGTTGCCGCAGCGCCTGGTGGCTGCGACGGGTTGCGAAACGGTGGGCGTTGGCCGCGCATGGCTTACAGGCCGATAGCCTTGCGGTGCTCGGCGAGGCGGTCTTCGCCGTTGACCATGAAGACGAAGTTGAGCAGGTCGATCTCGATTTCGACGTTGCCGTCCACGCTGAGCTTGTAATAGGTGCAGGTGGTGGTGATGGAGTGCTCGGTGTCCTCGCCGGACTCGGCGTCACCGAAGTCGATCTCC